CAGTTCTGTATATTTGGCAGGCAAAACGGGGAGACTGTACAGATTCTGCGGATCCAGAGTCAGATCCATCGGTTCCCCGCAGCCGGAAGTAAATACCGACAGCATCAGCAACATACTCAATAATCCTAACAATCGCAGCCCTCTTTTCACAGTTCCCCACCACCTTTCCTTTTGTCTTTCCCGCAGAAGCGTATAATTCAACAAATATTATGATAGCACGCATCCCTTGTTTTGGGTAGCCTTTTTCCCGATTTTCCAGTGTTTTTAACGGTCTGTTCATTTTTTACACAGCCGCAAAATACCTCTTGAATTTGCAAAAAATTTCTTGTATAATGATTAAGCATTTAACGCCGGTGTGATGGAATTGGTAGACGTGACGGACTCAAAATCCGTTGGTGGCGACACCGTGTGGGTTCGAGTCCCACCACCGGCACCACGAAACCCCCTTAGAGCCGCAAGGCTCCGAGGGGGTTTTCATTTTCCCAAGTACCCACTTTGGTACCCACTTTTGTTTTTTAGGCTTTTTTTGCGAGGATTTCTCTGAATGCTGCATCGCTGTATTCCGCCGCTCTGGCGAGGTCACCGGCCATCTCGTGACCATAGGTTCCTTCGGTGTCCATGTCTTCGCTGTGGCCAACGAGCAGGCGCTTCAGGCCTTCCGGCATCTCCTTGTTTACACTGACATAGGTGTGCCGGAGTTCATAGGGAGTTACCTTCTTCATGTCGTTGTGCTCGTAGTAGCGCTTCCAGTTGCTGCGGAAGGTATCTTGTGAGGTCGGGGTTCCCTTTCTGGTCGGGAATACATAGGGAGATAGAATACCCTCCTGCCGTAGCAGCTTCCGCTGCTGCTCGATCTCCTCCAGAGCGAGGCCGGTGAGTATCAGCGTGCGACGGGCATTCTCGTTCTTTCCCTCAGTGAAAATGTTATCGTCGTTCAGTGCCCGCCGGATCCTCAACTTCTTCCCTTTGATGTCCTCCCACTTCAACCCCAGCAGCTCACCAAGCCGCAGGCCGGACACCACAGCGAAGCGATAAGCGTGAATATAGCGGTCGCTGCACACCTTCCCCTTCCAAGTGGTCTTGTCGGACTCGAACAGCTTTCGGATGTCATCAGGATCTGCAACGGTCTTCGTGGAGCGCTTGGCGCCATTGGGGATATACAGACTCTCCGGAAAGAGCCGTGTCGCATTGGCCTTCCGGCAGTATTTGATGATGGCCGTAAGATCAGACTTGACATTTTTGATTCCGCGCTTGGAGAGTCCTTTCTTATAGGCAGCGTCCAACACTTCCTGCAAGTCGTTCTCCGTCAGTCGCCCAATTTTCTTAGCACCGATCAGCGGCTTGATGTGGTTCTCGATCCGGCTCCCCATGGGGCGCCAGTTGCCCTTGCTGCTGGTTGCCTTCACATGCTCATAGAATTTATCAATCAGAACCTCGCATTTGGTGTTTTCATTGACGGTCTGCTCCTCCAGCCACTTATCAGCTTTCCGCTCGGCCTCGACCTTTCCCTTCCGGCCAGATTTGGAACTGGTGAAGGTTCGGCGGACACCATCCATCTGCACTTTGATCTGCCAGCGGCTCTGGCTCTGGATCCAGATAGCTTCATTTTTTCTTTCAGCCATAAAATCTCCTTTCATTCTTGCCACCATGTCCTTCCCTGTGGTAGAATGAAAAGGACATAGTTGCTCTGCTCTTTGAAGTGGTTGTTGAGGGGTAAAGTGCTGTGTTTGCCGTCTCGGGGGTGGTAGCCCGGGGCGGCTTTTTTTATGCTTTCTGTTGTTCTTCAGCTTCTTTTTGCCGATGGCGGATAAGAAGTTCCTGTGCCCGTTCTTTTCGATTCAAAAGAGCTTCCTTTCCGGTTGGTGAATCACAAACGCTAAGGCCTTTTTCGAGAATCGCTATTTCACTCTCGTAGCCTTTGAGCTTGCGATGTATCTTTGCCATAGAGATATAAACAGCGGCTATATGGTATCCTTCACGATGTGCCTTTTCTAATAGTTGCAGAGCAGCCTCAAAGTTGCCTTCGCGTCTTTGGCCTTCTCCAAGACGGTAGTACTCCGCCCCCTGCCAATATCCGGAGTCATAAGAGTGCCCCTGCTTTTTGCCAAATTCTTTCACATAATCACTGAGATCTGGAACCACTTTCCGAAGTATTGCTGCGACTGCTTCGCAATCAACAAGTGAATTATGAAACCGTGACGAAGAAAAACCAACATAAGAGGCAACAGTTTGAAGTTTGTAGTTGGGGAGTTCAAAGGCTTTGCGAGCAATGGCCATGGCATCTACATACGGGCATCCTCTAAAACGCCCGTCAAATGCGTTTTCAATAAATTTCAAATCAAAAGTTGTATTGTAACCTACAATAAGACAATCCTCAAGAAAATCGAAGAATTCGACACGGATATCTCCAGCACGCGGTGCATTTGAAACCATCCTATCCGTAATTTTATTTACTTTCGAGGCCTCGTTTGGAATGGGAATCCCGGGGTTCAAGTAGGTGTCATAGGAGCCAATCGGTTGCCCTGTTATGTCATATTTAATTGCGGACAGTTGAATGATTTTGTCTGTCGCTGGATTTAAACCAGTAGTTTCAACATCCAGAATTACATACGGTGACGAATGTGGGCAAGAGTGCACACTTCTCTTCGGAAAAAGAAAGTCAAAAAATCCCATATCGCGCTCCTTTCTGCTGCCGAAATACGCAGATCTTATTTTTTGTTTTTTTGAAAATCAACTACAATCACCCGATTTGCGTGTCGATATCCTCTTCTTCATCGTAAGGCTTGAGCGCAGTATCGACAATCTCCCTGATAGGCTTTCCGGCATTGAGATAAGCGCAAACCAAACGGCGGATCTTCTCCAACTCGCGGTAATCCATATCCTCGACCATAGTGATCAGATTTGACAGCTCGGGAGCTGCTCTGCGGTCAACTGCCTTGTAATACAGGACTGATGCCTTAGACTTGTCTTCGCAAAGATATGTGGACAGCGTTCTGTGCTCTGCACCAAAGAGTCGCCGCATCTCATCTTCAGCTGCTTGACGGCCACTTTGAATGCCCTCAGTCATATCAGCAAGCAAAGCCTCCTCCCATCCCATAAGATAGGCAGGAGTTGTCTGCAGAACCAGCGCGAGAGGTTCAAGTATGTCCCCCGGAACTTTGTCGATGCCACCATTTTCGTATCTATAGATTGTTGCGGGCGAAAGATTTAATCTTCCAGCAACATATTCAGCAGAAAGCCCAAGTTCTTTTCGGCGTAATTTCATTCTTTGACCGGTCGTCATATTATTGCGCCCCCTTTTTGACTTACTATATATTGAAACTTGCAAAAATGCAAGGAATTTTTTGAAAAACGAAAAAGGGTTTTGCAAAATTGCGAGTTTTGCTATTGACAAATCAAATCACCAAGGATAGTATAAACAAAAGAACTCGCATTTATGCGAGTACAAGGAGGTGTAAATATGCGCACAGACATGGCAAAGCTGAAAGGAAAAATCGTGGAACGAGCTATGACGCAAGAAGAAGTTGCGGCAAAATTGGGCATTGATAGCAGCACTTTTTCGAGAAAAATGAAAGCTGATGGCCTCTCGTTTACCATAGAACAAATGCACAAGCTCGTTGATATTCTCAGCATTACCCCGCAGGAAGCTATCCAAATTTTTTTACAGTAAAACTCGCATTTATGCGAGTACCGAGAAAGCACACAAATTACATACAGGAAGGAGATGATACTGATGCCTGGTTATGAAAGCATCCCCCGCAAGGCCATTGTTTGCGCAGCTCGACATTACATAGCGGCGCACGACAGCGCCTGCGATGGCAAACCTGTCGACTTCGGTTCCGTTTGCGTGAACTGCGAAATGTGGGCCGAGTGCCAAGGAGACTGGCTGAAAGCGGCAGCACCGCTTTTCGATGCCGCTGGCGTTCGTCCCGAAGTCATCCGATCTCTGGCTTCCAGAAAAGAAAACTCCCCAGCTGCTGCAACAGCCGAGGAGAGTTCATTCGACCATGATTCCAGCAACGGTATCTGGGGTTAGCTCTGCCAAAAAATCTTGAAATGATGGCAATGTCATCTATACACCTCCCTTCCCCGTCAGTCTACCACTCGGGCAAGGCGAGGACAATCCCCTCAACAACCATTCACGACACAGAAAGGAGCACACCATGTACAGACACTTATCCGGTCGGCTCAAACAGTTGGGAATAAACCAAGCCGACCTCGCCAAAAAGTTTAATCTGAGCCAAGCGTCCATCAGCCACCGTTTTTCAGGAAAGGTATCTTGGACGCTCGATGAGATGTACCGCCTCATGGACATTTGTCAGGCCGCCCCCGAGGAGTTACATATCTATTTTCCCAGAAACGGAGGGCTATCCGCATGAGCCAGAAGAAAGAAAAATACGCCCGTGAAATGGGGCGCCGCATGACCAACGCAGAAGACCGTCTGAACCGGCTGGAGTCTCCCGCAGACAACAGCTTTGAAGATCACATGAACAGGAT